CTAGAGTACGAGACATAAATGGCCCTACACCACTAGATGTTGAAGATAGGAGTCACTTTGTCGGTATAATATCTTGCCAATTTACGGCTAATGCCTAGTATAATATAAGAACTTTAAATAATTGTATGGAAGCTATTGAACTTCTCAAGAACAAATTTGGTGTTAACCAAAAATATTTGTATGAATTAAAAGATGGAGATGAAACAATTTTAAAGATTTATTGGAATCCATTAACGATTGCAGAAAGAGAATCAATTGTTGCTAAATCTGGAGAAGATGGATCCAATGAAGATTTTGCTTTAAATCTTATGATCACAAAAGCATTAGATAAAGATGGTAAAAGATTATTTCAAGATGGTCACAAAGCATCATTAAGAAGAGAGGTAAATGCAGGTACTTTACAGGAGATTCAACTTGCAATGCTAGGTTCTGCTGATGAATATAAGGTGGAGGAAGCGAAAGCAACTTTAAAAAGCTAGGGACGATTGGTTCTTTATGTTTTTTTTAGCAACAGAGCTAGGAATGACAGTACAAGAACTTACAAGTAAATTAACTAAAGAAGAATATACAAATTGGTTAGCATATTATGAGTTAAAAAAAGAATTAGAAGATAAAGCAATACAAAATGCAAAGGATAAATCACGAGCAAGAAAACGCTAAAAGCGGTACACTAAAATAAAGTTTTGGTTTTAGGTCGAATCCAATGGCAGGTGAATATGGTGTAAATATTAATCTTAGGGTAAAAGGGCAATCTGGTCTTGATAGGTTAAAGCAAAAAGTAAATCAGTTATCAGCAAGTGTAGATAAAATTCGTGGTATAGACATAATGAATCCTCGTAATGTTGGGGGTAAGGGAGGAAAAGCTGATCGTAATCAAATAAAAAAATACAGACAAGATATGGAGGCTCTTGTCAAAACAGTTAATAATTCTAAAGGAGCATTTGGTAAAACTGCTAATCAACAAATGGCAGCAGCCGATGCGTTGCAAGAATATGCAAATAATTTAAAAATTGGAACTAAAGCACACAGAGCAGCAACAGCAGCAACAGAGAAACAAGTTAGATCTATAAATTCGGAAACTAATGCGATAATGAAAAATAATCAGATAAGAAAGAAAAATAGAGATTTAGCAAACAGGATAGGAGGATTTGGTGGTAGACGAGGTGCTGGTGGTCGTGGTGGAGGTGGTGCACTATCAAGTGCATTAGTTAGTGGTGCATTTCCATTGTTATTTGGACAAGGTCCATTAGGTGCTGCTGCTGGTTTTACTGGTGGTTTTGTTGGTACAAAAATGGGTGGTCAGATGGGAGGCTTTGCTGGAGGTCTTGTTGCCACAGCAGTAGTTCAAACATTATCAAATATAGTAGACGGTGTAAGAAAACTAGGAGAATCTCTACTTACATTAGATGGTCAATTTCAACTATTGACTGAAAGATCGTTATTTAGTACTAAGGAAGCTGAAAACAGAGCAAAAGTATTACAAGCGTTAGGAGAAAGAGAAAAATTAGCTACATTATTGAGTCAAGAACTAACAACTGTATTAGGACAAGACGGAGCAGATAAATTAAGACGAGCAGGAGAGGCTTCTAAAGAATTAAATAAAACAATAGCAGAGCTTGGTATAAATTTACAGTTAGCTTTAGCTGGACCAATATCTGAGTTTTTAAAACTTGTAAATAAAGTATTAGATCAGGGAACTGCTATTTCTTTAGGTCAAGGAAAAGGAACAGTTAATTTAGGCCCAGGTGAAGAACAATTCCTTAGAGATTTTAGTGGTGTATTAGCTAACATGAGTCAATCTCAAATTGATAACATACTGCGAGCACAGATAGGAACTAATGTAGAGGGATTAAAGATAACAAATGAAAGACGACAGGCTATAAGAAAATTTGATTTAGCTAGACAAACTAATCCTGCTGGATTAGATGCGTTTTTAGGAGGAGATAGTAGTTTTGCAGGAGGTAACACACCTTTAGAAGTTGATGCTAAAAGAGTTGCTGCTGCTCAAAGAAAAGTAAAGACTATGCAAGAAGAAGTAGAGTTTGCAAAATTAGTTGTAGATGAAGGTTTAAAAGAAGCAGATATACAAAAACAAATACAAGCCATAACTAAAGATTTAAATGCAGAAGAGTTAAAACTTCTTGATACACAAGGATTAAGTATCAGAGCTTTAGTAGAAAAGAACAATCAAGCCAAACAGTTAGTCGAAAACGCAAGATTAGTAGAACAATCCTTTAAGAATTTAGCTCAGACTGTGTCTACAGATTTAGCAAACGGAATAAAAGGACTTATCCGTGGAACTTCTACCTTGAATGACGTTATGAGGGGTGTATTAGACAAGATGATAGATGCTGCGTTTAACATGGCTTTCTTTGGTAATGCAGGAGGCACATTAAAAGAAGGAATGGGATTATTTGGAAATTTATTTGGAGGGTTTTTATCGACAGGAGGAAGAGCAAAAGGTGGAAAGTCTTATGTTGTAGGAGAAAGAGGTCCAGAATTATTTACTCCAGGTGTAAGTGGAATGGTCTCTCCTAACAGTTCTCTTGGAGGTTCAACAAATATAGTTGTAAATGTAGATGCTTCTGGATCTAATGTAGAAGGAGATGAGCAACAAAGTAGAGAACTTGGTCGTCTTATCTCAGTTGCAGTACAATCTGAAATATTACAACAGAAAAGACCAGGAGGATTACTCGCATAATGGCTACGTTTCCCTCAATAAAACCTACATACGGCCAACAAAAAAGATCCGCACCATTTACTAGAACAGTTCGTTTTGCTGATGGTTATGAACATAGAATTTTATTTGGATTGGCTCAACATCAAAACCCAAAAGAATTTACTTTTACTTATAACGTATCAGAAACTGAAGCAGATGAGATAGAAACATTTTTAGATGCCAGAGCAAACGATAGTGATAGTTTTGATCTTCCCGCAGATTATTTACCTGGAGAAACTGCTTCTAATTTTAAATTTGTTTGCGAAGCGTGGAGTAAGTCTATACCTTATAAGAATAGAGCTACAATTCAGGCCACTTTTAGACAAGTATTTGAACCAGCATCATAATGTCAGTAAATTCAGCAGTATTTAGTAATTTACAATCTATTAATCCATCAGCGATTATTGAATTATTTACTCTTCAGTTATCTACTGCATTACATGGTGCAAATACAATTTATAGGTTTCATGCTGGAAGTAACTTAAACGCAAATGGAAAAATAGTATGGGCTACAAATGAGTATCTTAGATTTCCTATTCAAGCATCAGGTTTTGCTTTTCAAAAAGGACAGTTACCTAGACCAAAAATAAGTATTAGTAACGCAACAGGGCTAATTTCATCAATATTGCTATCTGTAAACGAAACAACAACTGGTAATGATTTGACAGGAGCTACAGTAACAAGAATAAGAACATTAGCTAAATTTATTGACGCTGTTAATTTTGCCGATGGAACAAATGCAACTGCTGATCCGACTGCTGAGTTTCCTCAAGAAGTGTACGCAATAGATCGCAAGTCAACAGAAAATAGGGAAGTTGTTGAATTTGAACTTGCTGCTCCTACGGATCTTGCTGGTGTAAGGATTCCTAAACGTCAATGCACCAGGTCTATATTTCCTTCTATTGGTACGTTTGTTCAATGACTTGGAAATATAAAGCACTACTTCATGCACAAAGAGAAGATCCGAAAGAATCCTGTGGTTTGCTTTTAAACATAAAAGGCAAAGAAAGATACTATCCTTGTCGTAATCTTTCAATGACAAATCATCAATGTTTTATCATCGACCCAGAAGATTATGTAAAAGCAGATAACACTGGCGAAATAGTTGGAGTAGTTCATAGTCACCCCATCACCCCACCTGATCCTAGTCAGGCAGATAAAATTAGTTGTGAAGATAGTAATTTACCTTGGTATATTGTTAATCCAAAAACAGAAAAATGGGCATATTTAGAACCTTGTGGATACAAACCACCTTTATTGGGTCGTCAATGGGTATGGGGTATAACAGACTGTTGGAGTTTAGTTAGAGATTGGTATAAACAAGAAAGAAATATTGAACTTAGAGATTGGGAAAGACCCACAACATTAGAGGAATTTAACAATAAACCTTTGTTTGAGGACTGTGCTTGGAGGACAAATTTTAGAGAACTTAGACCCGATGAAAAGTTACAAGATGGAGATGTATTACTTATGAGCATTTTGCACCCAACTTTAAATCATGTAGCATTATTTTTTGAAGGTGATGTTATTCATCATTTAACCGATAGACTATCTTGTAGAGAGCCTTACTCTGAGTGGCTGTTAAAATGTACAGGAAAGAGGTATCGCTATGCTTCGTAAAGTAAAGCTATATGGAGAATTAGCTAAATTTGTCGGACACAAAGAGTTCGAGGTACAGGTAGATACAGTTGGTAAAGCTGTCAGCTTTTTAATACATAACTTTCCAGGAATAGAGTCTTATATGAGTCCAAAGTATTACCAGGTAAAAGTAGGTAATTATGAGATTGATAAGAATGAAATAAGTTATCCAGTAGGTAAAGAGGATATACATTTTATTCCCATGATTAGCGGTTCTGGAAGAGGAGTGGGAAAAATTTTATTAGGAGCAGTTCTTATAGGTTTAGCAATAGCCAACCCTGCTGTGGGATTTGGTCTCGGACCAGGGGGTTTAGGAGGAGGTTTTGCTACCGCTTCTGGAGCCTTTAGCCTAACCGCTACTTTAGGAAACATTGGAGTAGGATTAGTTTTGATGGGAGTCAGTGAGATGCTGTTTCCTTTACCAGAGCCACAGAAATTCAGTTCAGA